ATTAACTCTGAGACAGGCGAAACAATTAAAGACTTAGGCGCTGCCGGTAAGGGTCTTGAGGAATCGTTGGGAACCGGGCTTGCCCAAGTAGCAGGATTCGTTGCTAAGAAGCAGGGCGAAGCTGCGGCATCGGCGGGCGGTAAAGTTGTTGGAGAGGCCACGGGCATGATCCAAGGCAAGGAAGACGCTCTTTCCGCAGTTCGTAGCGCCCGTGATCTTCTGAGCAAGGGTATCTACACTGGTGGATACGGACCCATGCAAGAAGCAGTTGCTAAGTTCACCCCTATCGGCTCCAAGGAACGTCTTGCTAACACCGAGCAATACCGTGCTCTTATCGGTGAAGTTGTTATTCCTCGTCTGCAAGAGTTTGGTGGTAACGACAGTGTCGAAGAACTCCGTTACTTGCGTCAGGTTGTGGGCGGCGAAGTTGTCTTGGAAAAGAAGGCACTTGAGCGCATCCTTCAACAAGCTGAAACCAAGATTCAGCGGGGTATCAAGAGGGTTCAGGATCAGCAGTCTGCTGTGCAAGAAGGAAAACCCCTGCCCACTGGTGTTAGTGGCGCTAAAGTTATAAACTGGAACGATCTTCCGTCAAAAGGAAAGTAAATGGACGTAGCCCTGCCTAACGGTACAGTAATTCGTGGTGTTCCTGAAGGGACCACCAAAGAAGAAATCAAAAGCAAAGCTATAGCAGGGGGACTAGCCACGGAAGCAGACTTCCCTGCCGAACCAAAAGCAAAGGAAGGTGCAATCAAGTCCGGTTTTCTCATGGGCTTGAAAGACCCTATCACGGCAGGAGCACAGATGCTTCCGCGTGGATTAGAGTTTGTCACTTCTGCCGGAGGAATGGCCCCTAACGTGGTCAGTCGTTTCTTTGGTAAGGAAGCTGCCCGTGTAGACGAAATGGCTAAACAAGAAGAAGCCGACTACCAAGAGGCTCGTAAAGCCCAAGGCGGTGAAGGCATTGACTTGGGACGCTTGGGAGGAAACATCCTTAACCCGGCTAACGTGGCTGTGGGCTTACGCGCAGGACAGGCACTTGGAGGCGCTAACAAGCTCCGACAAGCCGTGGCAGGGGGTGCCGCTACAGGTGTCCTACAGCCCGCGGTATCCGGGGAGGACTTTGTAGGCGAGAAGGCGGGACAAGCAGTTACCGGGGCCGTTGGAGGCGCTGTAGGAAGCGCAGCCGCTACGGTGTTGGGCAAAGTTGCTAATCCTTTGGTCAGTAAAGCCGAACAAACCATGAAGGATTTAGGTGTTCGGATGACACCCGGACAGTTGCTTGGCGGTCAGTACAAGGACGTAGAACGGTTTGCAGAGGTTGTTCCTCTTGTCGGTTCCTACATCAGCAATGCCAAGGAAAGGGCAATCTTCCAGTTCAACAAGGGAGTCATTAACAATGCCTTGAAGAAAGTCAACTCTGAGCTGCCTGCCGATGTTATTGGGCGGGACGCTGTTCAGGAAGCCAATAACATTATTGACCAGAAGTATGATGAAGTGTTGTCCAAGATTAACTTCTCTATGACAACCACGGCTTATAGCGATGCTGTCAAGGCTGTTAACAAAGCAGGCTTGAATCCTGCACAACGTGCTGAACTGGTTTCTAAACTGGATAAGATTGTATTAGAAAACTTCCGAACCTCTGCTAAGGTTGATGGGCCTACTTACAAGGGCATTGAATCTGATCTTCGTAAGGAAGCCTTGTCATACCGGACAAGTACCATGAAGTCTGACCGTGATGTGGGTGAGGCTATGTTTGATGTTCTGGAGTCTTTGAAGAAAAGCCTTCGTAGCCAGAACCCAACACAGACTTCAGCCCTTCGTCGTGTAGACAACGCATACGGGGACATTGCCGTGATGAAGACTGCTGCTGCAAACTCCGGTGCTTCTAATGGTGTGTTCACCCCTAAGCAGTATTCTACTGCTGTACGTCAGCGGGACAGTAGCCGTAACAAGACTGCCTTTGCTGCGGGGCAGGCCCGTGGACAGGATGTGTCGGACGCTGCTTTGGAGAAGCTAGGCGAAGACGCTACGCAGTATCAGACAGGCCGACAGATTGCTCAAGGTTTTGGCTTGGGCGCTGCGGCTACTTCTATGCCTACGGCATTGGCTTCTGCGGTTGCTGTGCCTGTGTTGTATTCTCCCGGGGGCTTACGGGCTATGGAAGTGCTGTTGCGAAGCAGGCCGGAAGTAGTTAAGAAAGTTGGCAAGGTTCTGGAGGAACGGGCAAGCAAGGAAGGCTCCATTACCGGAGCACAGGTGTTGGCCGAATACAACCGACTAACTAAGACTGAGGACGAATAATGTTTGAAATGCTAGGAGGTGGTCTTCTAGGCAGTATCTTCGGGGGCTTGTTTAGGCTTGCTCCTGAGGTACTGAAATGGCTTGACCGCAAAGACGAAAGACACCATGAACTCAAGATGTTCACGTTGCAAACGGACCTAGAGAAAGTCCGTGGTGAATATCGCATGGAAGAGAAGTACATTGACTTCAGCAAGGCTAACGTAGATGCTATCGGAGAAGCCTTTAAGCAACAATCTGAAGCAGACAAGAAAGCCTATAAGTGGGTTGCTTCTATCTCTGCTCTGGTACGTCCCGGTATCACTTGGTTGTTGTTTGGTCTGTATACTGCTGTCAAGGTAGTCACCATCCTGTACGCAGTCAATAGCGGTCTGCCTGCTATGCAGATTATGCGTGAAATCTGGACAGTGGATGACTTCAGTATGCTGATGATGATTCTTACGTTTTGGTTCGTTGGCCGGAGCATTGAGAAACGTGAACCCCGCTATTGAACTGTGTAAGAACCTTCTTGTAAAGCCCTTTGAGGGATGCGCCAGAGTCCTGCCTAACGGCATGGTCAAAGCGTATCCTGATCCGGGCACAGGAGGAAAACCCTGGACCATCGGATACGGCTCTACAGGCCCCGAAATAGGCCCGGAGACTATCTGGACTATGCAGCAGTGTGAAAGTGCCTTAGACGCTCATTTAGAGCACTTCTATGAGGGTGTTATGCACCTGTGTCCGGGCTTAGTTGGTGAGCCTGACAGAAGGATTGCTGCGGTACTGTCTTGGGCCTATAACTGTGGTCTAGGTAACCTACGCATCAGTACCTTCCGTAAGCGTATCAATGAGAAGGATTGGACTGAAGCAGCTAGAGAGTGTCTGAAGTGGAACAAAGCAGCCGGGAGGGTCTTGAGAGGACTTACCCGCCGAAGAGAAGCAGAAGCAGCGTTGCTGAAATAACAAAGCCCCTGTCAAGGAACCTTAATTGGAACCTTGCAGGGGCTTTTTCATTTACTCAAAGAAATCACCGATCAGTATTTCTACGAACGGGATACGAATGACTAGACCTACGAAACAGACAATGGTTTCATCCTTGCCTTCTTCATCAGTCATGCAGTAGCGGTTAACTTCATTGTGTTCAATGTCGAAACCGATACCGAGTCGTAAGCGTACAATAAAACTCATGGTCGTTCCTCTGCTATCTTTTTACAGAACATGATAAAGTCCTCCTGAACTATGTCCCTTTTCATCATGTTGATCGTCTTGTGGACTATCTGGATGTTGTCTTTAGTGTAGCCGATAGAAGAATCTATACGATCCACTGAAGCGTCAACACCCCACAATAGAGGAAGACCAGACAAAGCACATTTCTTGCCGTGTCTCTGATACTGTTCAGAAATATCTTCGATTGTTATTTCAAAACAAAGACCTCGTTGAATAGCCCCGTTACGGAGTCTGCTTATAACCTTTCCTGGAACATTGCCACAGCCTTTCCAAGCCGGATTATTTTCCTTCTGTTGTGTGCCCTTACGCAGACGGTTATTATCTGCGGTGCGACAAGACGCGCACTTGCTTGCTTTTTCTTCCGCCTTTCGTTTGGACGTAGAACTAGAAAACAAACGAATCTTGCCGCACCTAGGACACGCTAACTCAAATGGCACACTGTCCGGCAACGCAGGCGAGCGTTTGTGCGCCTTCTACGTTGTCGGTCTTTTCTACAAAAGCATCCCAGTCGATACCGGGAGGCATTTTAGCTGCCAATTCTTCGTATTCCTCTTTGGTAATTTCCGAATAAGGTGCCTGGACGTAAGTGCCTCCGTCCATCGGAAGGAAAGACACGCCAGTAATCTGATCGAAGTTATCCCACACCCATGCACCCACCGTAGGCCATTCCTCTTCCTTGACCGAGATAGTCACGGAAGGCTTATGCTCACAGTAGTGCTGCTGATACAGCAACCACAACCGCAGATGCTTTATGGCATCCAAGTCCTCACGCAGCAAAGCACCTTCAGCAACCTTTACCGGGAAGCTGAACACAGTCGTGCTGTCAGGCTTATAGAAGTCTGCTTCGGCAGGAAAGCCTTGAGACTTCAGGAAAGCTGTAAGAGGGTCTTTATTATCAGACCTAACACGACGAATGTAATACTGACTATGCTGAGGATGAATGCCACTAGCTGTCCCAGTGAGTTGGGAAACAGTGCCCTCTGGCTTAATAGCAGTAATGGCAACACTGCGGCTAATGCCAATAGCGTCAGCATGGACAGCATTTGTATGTACTGCATGAGTCTTGAGCCTTTCAAGCAAATCAGGCAAGTCAGGATCATCCGGATTGTTCAACAGCGGATTATCCAAGATACCAGTCATTGACACTCCGAGCAATCGTTCCTCTTCTGTGTTGGTCTGCCACACCTTGCGAAGATACGGGAAGTTCGTAAGCGTTGACTGCCAAGTTCCCAGAATAGTTGCAAGACGCACTTTACGCTCAAGAGAACCGTAATCATCGCTAGGCCGAACAATGACAGAGCTAAGATTACAGAACTGATAAGGCCGCAGAATAATCTCGCTACAGGGATTAGTACCCCATTCTTGATTAGGGTCACGACGACCATT